AAAGAAGTCTAGAGTCTGTAGATAGTTATTGATGTACTTGTTCATGACTGGCAGGTACTGGCGGATGATCTTGGTCTTAATGCCGGTGTCCTTCAACATCTCCATCATCGCCCTAGAGTAGTCATGTTCCTGATCTAGTTCCATTTTCTCAGTGATCAGAGAATCTTTCTCATCGATGAACTCATCCAGCTCGTTGGATGCTTCAACGATATTGGTCTTAGTATCTGATACCTGGGTAATCTCTTTCTCTAGTTTAGCAATAGTTTTATGTGCCCAAGAAATCTTCAGGTTGTTCTCATTCAGTTCAGAATTAAGTTTACGTTGCTCTTCTGCTTGTGCTGTTAATTCTTCCACCTGTTCTTGATAAGTTGCGATATCATTGTTTACCTTCTGATACGAGCTCTGGACTTCCTCGGCCTTCTTTGTAATCTCCGTTTTTTTCTCGTGTTTAATATCTTCAGTAATCTGCTGCGTGCAAGTCGGACAAACATCGTTTTCATCGAAGAACTTACTCTCTTTAACTAGGGTTGAAATTTCCTTCTTCAGTCCGGCTGCTTCTCCTCTGGCCACTCCGGCAGATTCATTAGCCACTCTGAGAAGTTCTTCTGTCTGATCATACGTTGTCTGGAGAGTTTCTTGTATTTTTTCATTTTGATCATTGAGCGACCCAATTGTATCTTCCTGCGCCGTGATTTCGGTTTGTTTCTCACGAATCTTCTCCTCGTTCAGGTTTTTGATATCACGAATGTACTTACGCTGCATCTCAATCTTGCTGCGTACCAGGTCGACCTGGTGGCTTTTGTCTTGAATTTTATCCTTGATGGTACTGATGTTTTCCTTTAGGATACCGTTCATCTTAGAAAAAATATTGATATCCAGCAGGTCCTCGATAACCTCACGGCGTTGTGCCGCTGCCAGTTGCATGAAAGGTACGAAGGATGATGAACCCAATACCACAATCTGATGGAATGACTTGTGATTGAGCTTAAGGATATTCTGCTCAAGCATCTTCTGAAACTCACGGGCATGTGATGTTTCGTTAAAGGTCTCACCGTTACGATGAATCTCAAATACGGTAGGCTTTATACCACGTACGACTTTGTATTGGTTAGGACCGACGGTGAACTCGACTTCAACCATGGTATCCTTACCATTAATACTATTGATCAGCTGTGGCTTGTTGATATTACGGTACGGCTTACCAAACAGACCAAAGGACAGGGCATCCAGCATTGTGGATTTCCCTGCCCCGTTTCCGCCTACGATAAGTGTCGTAGACACAGAGTCCAGTTTAATCTCTGTAAATGAGTTACCGGTGGATAGGAAGTTTTTCCACCGTACGGCGTTGAATTGGATCATAAAATTTCAATCGACTGTGCTTCAGTATAAAGATCTCGCATCTTTGTCTTAAGATGTGACTTATCCAGATTAGTCTCAGATGCCTCAATATAATCATCCAGGAGCGTCTGTGTGTCATCCACAGCCACGTCAGCGCTTTCATCGTATCCAATCATATGATCAAAGTTCTCAGCAATCTTCAGATCATGGAGGTTCTGATCCTGCAGCTTATCGATAAAGGCTTCAAACATCTGCGGTTTGGTTTTGTTCACAACGACTACCTTGACAAAGTGTCCTGAAAAATCTGGTATTCTATTATAATCATATTTGGTATCATTGTACACTACTTTTTTGAACAAAGTGTGTGGGTTTTGTACGGCGGTCAATTCACGCGTCTCTGTATCTAAAATGTGGAAATATTTTTTATCGTTGCAGTCCGACCAGAAGAACTCCATCTGTGATCCCAGATAGTGGATATTATCACCACTGTTCTTAGTGTGGTAGTGTCCTGAGAATACGGATTCAAACCTAGAGAAGATACTGGCATCCATACCGTGATCGTTCTTGATACCACGCATCATCTCAAAGCCATTCAGTTCCAAGTGTCCTCCAAGGATATCAGCCTTACAGTTCTTGATAAAGTTAATAGACTCATCCCAATTATCTTTAGTCATCCAAGGAAGAAGCGCAAGTCTCAGTGTTTGGTATTCGATGACAGTTGGCTTTTCAATAATCGCAACTTCGTTGATAAAGAACCCGAGGAGTTCCTTGAGAGAGTTTGGAGTATTGGTATCTTTAAAATAAGTGTCATGATTACCAGGAATAATATCCATTCTAATGCCGAGATCTCGGAGAGGTTCGAGAAAATGCTTTCGATTATGGTTGAGACATTTAATATTGATTGCTTTTCTGTTGTCATAGTAGTCACCTAGATGCACAATCTGTTTAATATCATGTTCTTTAAGATATGGAAAAAATGTCTCACCATAAAACTTTGCTGCATTATCTAAAAAAATATCGGAAGAGTTCCGGATACCACAGTGGGTATCGTTCAAAATTGCAATTTTCATTCAACTCACTTAATAATATTGGCAATCACTGTTTCAAATTGTTCGACCTTCTCTGTTCTATTAGGCCAATAGATATAATCCTTTTCAGGGTTTTTCTTAAGGTTAGATAGGAGAGGTAGTATGGCATTGTAGAGCTTGTTTACTTTATCTTCGTACGATGATGCAGTGGCTTCAGCTGTTGCTGCGCTCTCGGCGGTTTTCTGTACAACCTCCAGTTCCTGTTCATCGACGATAGTAAATCCAAAGTCAAAGATGTCGTCTGTCATTATAGCACCTTTAAAATCTTTCTTCCTTTTTTGTCTTCTTTTAGGTCACCGTAGTAACCAATAGAAGTCATGTAGAGTGTTTCTTTCTTGATTGATTTAAGCTGTTCAAGTACGGACTTCTTCTTAACACGTGCAGGAATCTTAGTTGCTGCGTTAAGCGAAACTTCACCGTAAATAATGTCTGCGCTTTCAACCACCTTAATAAATTCTTTTAGTTTATAGTTCTTCATAAAAACTCCGTTAAATCCGAATCATTAGTTTTTCGAATCCTTCTTTTGGGTAATTCCTGCTTTGGCTTCACGTATTCTTCATTTGTCGTTTCTTGATTCTCACGTAGTTTATTCTTAACTTCTTCAATATAAGCCATAGTAATCTGTTTAGAATAGTCGTCCTGGTTATTATTTAACTGAAATAAATCGGCACCGTAACCGTTATCAATCAATTCATCTTTGATTTCTTTCTGTTTCTTTTCCTTGGCGATTCTCCGAAGAAAGGCATAATAACAGATTTGAGTGAAATAAGCAAAAGCATTTGGTTTACCTGATCTAGTTGCTGCTTCGATATTATAGTTGCGAATAGCTTTTAAACAGTTTTCAATGGCATCCATGACCATTTCATCTCTGTATGAATATCCGATAAAATTTGGTTTACGTGAAAGCCCCTCTGCAATCTGTTGAAAACCAAGAGCGACATAGTTAGGGACAATAGGTTTTTCATTTTCACTAGCGTTATATTTTTCGACATATTCACATACGGCTGTAGAAAAGTCTTTATTGTTAATATAGTTTTGCTTTTTACGTTTCATGAAAATGACCTTAAAGGTTAATTAATTTATGTATTATACAACATAAAAACTTAAATGTACACATAATTTTTTTATGTACAATTTGTCCAAATTAGTATATAATAAGTTTACTGTTTGTGGGGGAGAGGAGTATACCTATTTTTAATGAATAGTATCTTCACCGGTCAACTCTTCAAACAGATCATCAATACTATCAAAGCTTTCCATCTCTTCGTCTTCAGGATCTTTATTGAAGTACTCACTAGTTAGTTGCTCTCTATAAGCATAATAATTTTCTAATACTAAATCCTCTGGCTCACTAACTGAAACCACAGAACCACCAGATAGAGTCATGACTTTTGTATAATTTGCACCAAACTTCCATCTAGTTAAAAAAAGAGATTGTTTAATACTATTAAAACGAATCTCTAATGGTACTTCAATCATAAAAAAGTTATCTTTAGTGTCGACTACCGTAGTGATAATCTCTTCACCAGTAATTAACTTAAAAACTTTTGGATTGTTATGTAATGAATCTTCTGTCACAATGATACCTCGAATACGTCATAGTCGAACTTTTCTCTTTTGTATATTTTCATGCGTTCAATAGCATGTAAGAGAGTATAGTTCTTCTTTTGTTTCATATGCATATCATCAGCGATATCATATAGAGTCGTAGACCTACCGTCTTCTGATTTTCTCAAGCCTCTACCAATAGATTGTAGTACCTTGACCTGAGACTTCGAAGGTGACGCAAAAATAATGTTATGCAAATTTTTAATATTTACCCCTGTGGAGAACGTGCCCAAGCTAGCCACAATGATAGCATTTTTCTGTCGTTCAACAATGCCCCGTATTTCTTCTCTGACTTCAGCATCGACTTCACCTGATACAAAGAAAACTTTACGCCGTTCATGTGCTTTATCCTTAATCATATCATAAAGAATCTTGCCGTGTTTTTCAACAAACTGAAACAATACAAGCGTATTACCTTCTTGATCAAGCGCTAAGTTTTGGATTAATCTATTACGCTTAACATTACCAACAAGGTAGTCAATCTCATAGTGGTAATCCTTACTATTTATAATGTCCTTACATACCTCAGGAGGATACTTTAACAAAAGAACATTAATCTTCAGTTGTGCTAAAGTATCGGCATCCATTAGCTTTTTAGTAGTGGTTACATTATAAACACGTCCAAATAATCCTTCCAGCACAAGCTTATGAGTCTGCGTTCCATCCAGTGTACCTGTGGTACCGAAACGAAACTCAGCTTCCCTGGATTTGTTCATAATACCAGTAAGGGATCTCGCCTTGAAGTTATGCACCTCATCACCGAACACAGCACCAAATTGTTCAAACCAGGTACCAGGAAGTTTGTAAATAGATTGCCATGTAGAAATGAAGACTCGCTCAGGTACGTTATGCTTAGGCATGCCAGAGTAAATACGATGACACATCCTTGATACATCAAAGTCGTCATTTTGAGCATACTCTTCAAAATCAGAGTACATCTGTTGTACAAGTGATGTTGTGGGTACTACGATGATCGCACGCTTATTATCATTCTCTAAGAACCATCTCATCAGAATATAGATGATCAAAGACTTACCTGAACCCGTAGGAGACAACAAAATAAGTCTTTTAGACTGAATAGCCTGAGCTATGGCATCAAACTGATAGTCTCGTGGTTCAAAGGGAAGGTTTAGAGATTTGATGAACTTAGCTAGTTCTTTAGGATCAACCGATACGCTACTGTCTGGTCGGCCGTATGTGGTATCATGATCAAGTTCAATCGTATAATTACGTGGACGAACAAACTCGTCTAGGTACTCATACAAACCACATGGAAGCTCTTGTTTATTAATATCATATAACCGTACCTTACCGTCCCATCTACGTTGCTTAAACGCAGGCATGTACTTGTGACCAGGAACCTCAAAGGAAAAGAAATCATTCAGTTCATTTGCTATTTGTGGTTCAGATACTACGAGAAGTTGTGAGTGGTTCTTCTTACGTACGTGTAAGGTATTGGATTTAAGTTCCATTACTTAAGTTTTTTACGAATCTTAGAAGGCATTTGGAACAAGGCATTAATATTGCCCTTAATAGGATTTCGGGCAAAAACAACCCAACAAATTACTGGAGTGACCAAATAATTTTCGGCAATAAATTCTTTGAAGCTTGTTCCAGTTGTATATACATCATCAACAATCAGAATAGGGTCTTCTGGATTGCCAGTTGCATATTCATTAAGCATCTGACCTAATCGAACCCCACCACGAGGAATACCTACCGCTTCTCGGAATGGTCTGTCTTCATATTCCATAATCATTTTAGCAAGACAGCGCCAGTCATCAGTGTAAAGTGCATCCATCTCGATTTTCCATCCAAGCTTATGTCCTGCATGGGAAATAAATTCTTCGTCATCAAATAAAGCCACGTAACTCATCCTCCAGATTCAAACCTCCGCCAATCAATCATATTCTTAATAGTTGAATGTCGCCATCGTATATTGTTAATGATCTCGTCAAGAGTACTTATAATCGTCTTATAGTATGTAATTTTTTCCTCTGACTGCTGAATATCTGTATCAGCATCGTAATAGTGATCCATATCACCTTTCAATACTTTTAGTCCATTAAAAGGATCGAAGTCCCATCCTTTTTCCTGAATGGTCTCGGCATCCATCTTACCGTTATAATACAGCCATTTATCCTTGAGTAGAGTTTTCTGATCTAACTCAGCTCTTTTTAATCTGAGTTTGGTGAGAGCATGGATCTCAAGATACTTTGCATGGAGAGACGGAGTCTTGCGAGATTCCTCATCCAGATTCATTTCATTGATGACAGTATCTTCACGCCACATCTCTAGAATGTGTTCTAAGTCTAGTTTCATATCAAATTCCAGTTTTGTTAGACTGGTCTATTATATCACGTTTTTAAGGGAAAGTTAACTCTTAATTTCAAAGCCTGTAAAAGTAAAGACTCCATTGAAAGTCAGATACTCAACGGTTGAAGCGATGGCAGTTAACTCTAAGCCACTAACAGATACTGGATTGCATCCTTTATAGGTGATAACCTTGTTCTGATTATTATGGCTAGTTAAGATTGAAATTGAAATATCAGCTTGAGATGGATCAGCGTTGTCTGTATTTTTAAAATTAATATTAACCAAACTTTCCATCCAATTATACAGTTCAGTATATGCTTCCATATTCTCATCTAAAATAAAATTAATATTTAACTGCGAGTAATCTAAGGCATCACCGGGAATGGATACATTACCGATTCTAGAATAAGGAACGTTTGGACTAGTTAGTGATACGTCAGGATGGCTAACAGACTGAGCAAAAAATGTCAGGTTAGGATAGTTCGTCCTATTAATTACTACTTTAAAGCCAGTAGGCTGTAAGTAGTTTTTATTCGTCGTTAAGGTTGCCATTCATACCTCACAAAAAAAGAAAGGGTGGACCTTTCGATCCACCCAGTATTTATAACACTTATTATTGTTATTGTATGCTTACAGAATGTTGTCCACGCGGAAGATTCTGTAGTACTGGTTACGCTTAACAGTTTGAGCAAGGTCAGACTGCTGACCAACGCCGCTGCTGTTTTCAACGAATGGGTTTGCAGCGAGACCGTAACGAGTCTTGAAGGCAATCTTTGGCTGGAAGTCGTTCTCACCAACCGCACGAACCATGGTAAGTGGTACGTATGGGCAGTAGAATACACCAGCATCGTATGCATTGGTACCCTTGTAACCAACAGTAGCGTAGTCAGCAACTGCATATGGGTCAATGTATACACGCATCTTACCGTTCAGTACACCAGCAAAAGTGTTACCAGTGTCATCAACGTTCAGGTTGGTCGACATAGCAGGAGCGTAGTCGAGCATACCAGCAGCTGCCAGAGCGGAAGCTACGTCAGACGAACAGATCAGGAAGTTACCACGACCGCGACGAGTATCTTTAGCGATTGCGTTAGCTTCACGGTCAAGCTGGAATACCAGACCCTTGAACTTCTCAACCGACCAACGGCCGTCAGCATCTACATCCAGGTCAAAGATACCCTTAGTGGAAGTAGCACCAGTTACGTCCTGCGAACCAGTCTTAGCTTGGGAGTTGATGGTACGGATAACTTCACGGTTGATTTCCGCCAGGATTTCAGCCGAGAGAATGTTAGCCAGCTCAGTTTCAGCTTCCAGACCATGGATTGCCTTCAGATCCTGAGCAAGTTCCATGGTGTACTCAGCCTTCAGCGCACGAGTTTTAGCAGTAACAGTCTGCTTATCGATTGTGAAGCCCATCTCACCGAAACGCTGGTTAGCATCGGA